TTTAATTGCCATCCACATCATTTGCTGTTCTTTAACACCCTTGCGTGTTACTTCAGCAACAGCAGGCGTGACAACGTTGCCATCTTCATCAAGAACTGCATCTTCAGCTGGTTGCTTGATCCAATCAGTTAGAACTTCTGGACAGTGTTCCTCAACTTGCTGCGCGATGACGCCATAACGGAGATCGTCTTCATCAGCGTCTTCGTTGTAATGGAATTTTTTAAGATCCCAGCTTTTTACTTTGTCCCATTTACTTTCAAGGCTGACAATGTTTTTCTTTTCGCGTTGATCAGAAAGGTTAGAGTTATTGCCTTGATAATTGTATAGACCGCCATTGCTGGCAAATCTAAATCTCAACCCACCAGAATCGTTTCCTTGTATAAATGAGTTATTAGTGCCGTTAGGAGAATTTGCGTAATCGATCAGAATCCCTTCGTGTTCGCTAGCGGATCCAGAAGTGTGGGTAACGATTATTGTCCAGCCATTGTCATCGCTGGTAAACTCATGCCTTGAGCTGTTTAAATCGGCAACACCGTGGCTACCATCTGTGATTCTTGGGCCAGCTTTTAAGAAGCCTTTGCGATTGATTCTCAGGCGCTCTGTTAAATTGTTTGAGCCGTCTGATGTAACACTAAAGGAGAGCCTTCCTGGCATATCGTTTGCACCTGGGGCGGCATCGACTACGCAAGAAATCTGTCCTGCTCTGATTAAATGACTTCCATCAGCACCTTCAAAATTAATGTGACCAATAGTGTCACCACTTTGAAGAACAGTCGTCGAATTCGCTGATCCTCCTCTAGATTTACCTAAAACAAGGTGAGCTGGACCGTCGTTGTTTGAATTCCTGACAACACTTAGAGTGGTTGTATTTTGTGTAGTTCCCTCTAATGAAATCTGTGTTGAGTCACTGCCATCATTAAGGTGTTCGCGTGCAGAAGTCGTGCCCACCAATAACCGCCCTACACTGTCTATACGTACGCGTTCCGTCGGGCTGGCATTACCATCACCGGTTGTGGCAAATGTAAGTCTGCCTGGCATGTCATTACTGCCTGGTGTGTTATCTACTGCTCCATTAATCGATGCCGCAACTGAGTTTAAGTCAGTCCCATCGGCACCACACCATTGAATCGTTCCTAAGCTATCTCCGCTGGCAACAACTGTGGATGAACCGTCAGATGTTCCTCGCGATTTTGCCAAAGAAATATGAGAAACGTTTCCAGTATTTGCACCTGCGTTAGAAATTAAATTAAGAGAGGAAGTATTGAATCCGGTCCCTTCTACCTGCAAGGGAGCAGTAACGTCTCCAGTGGCACGCGCAGTGGTTGTTCCCACCAACAACCGCCCTGAGCCATCAATTCTTGCGTGTTCCGACCCGTTACCACCAAAGCCTATGGCTCCTGAACCAGCTCTAAACACCCCAGTGTCAAGGTCCTGGCTAAAGGTAATCGACGGTCCTGCGGCATCGCCATCAGGGAATGCATGTCCAGCCGTGACATAATCAGCCCCGGCAAGAATCACACCGAAGAACGATTGTCCAGCAGCAGGAGCTGAACTAAAAACAATATTTGTACCGGTCAGCTGAAAACCATTACTACCCGTGCCATCAGGTTCCTGAATGACACCACCGACGGAAATTAAAACATTTTCAGAGGCAACTGGAAATGGGGCTGGTGTAACGCCACCAACCTGAAGAGCAAAAGATGTAGTAGATCCGTTAAAACTGCCACTGATGTCATCAACGGCTTCATAGCGACGTTGAGCTACTTCAGGTGAGTGACCAATATATGGCATGATTTAATTCTATTTATTCTTCTATTGTATTAGGACCTGACGTAGAGGGTACGGTCGGCCATACAACATCTTCGGCATTTTCATAAGTTTGCGGAAGATCGCGCAAAACCTGACGATAAGCAGTCCATTGGGCCTGGTCTACAGTGGCACCTGGGGTCATGGTCCAGTCAGATTCACGGATGAGAACATCACGTTTTTGTCGAATCGCTTGCCAAGGATCTGAAGGACCTGCGGGGTCAGGCGTGTTGCCTTCAGCGACCCACTCGAGGTACTCCTGATAGTCAGTGTTAGTAGGGTCCATCGGAATCCAACAAGGATTTTCAGAGTCAATTCTGTGAATCATTGTTTCTTCCATGCCAGAAACAGGCGGGTTTACACGCTTATACCGTTTCGTGATCATAGTTCTGACTCAACAGTGAATTGAAAAATGTTTTCTTGAATGCCAGCAGCGTTGACGTCCACCACAACAGAGTTTGCGCTTGAGTAAATTGCAGACGCACTTTGGTTGTCACCAGCTTGTGTTCTTATTTTGTCAATATTGCCAGACCAATCATAAGTTTTTAAAGTAGGCGTGGCTCTCATCTTTACTTTTAGATAAGCAGTGTGAGCAAGTCTTCCACCTCCCTGGGCGACGGTCAGCCAAGCAGTACCAGTGCTTGTTGCACTGCCTGGAGCATCAGAATAGCTGTAAGACTTTTGAAAGTACCGCATACATCTAACAAGCTCATCGCCAAAGCTCCTGTGCTCAAACGGTGTCGCGGTGTTGCCGACCTCGAGTTGGACGCCGGTTAAATCAAACGTGGCGTTTGTAGTTGTTGACCAAGTTGTCGTCATGTCAGGCAATTTAGTGCTTGACGCATATGCGGCCCAAGCATTTAAGGAGACACCAGAGTCAGTGGAATCAGTGCCTTGAAAGGCATTGAAAAACAGTTCAAGCCCTAAGCCGTTGTCATTATTAAATGTAAGATTTGAATTGCCAGGTATTGTCTTTGTGATTTTTGTCCAAGTGTCGGCTGTCAATGTGCCGATTGATATTGCATAACGCTGGCTTGTTCCATCGCGAGTTCTTAGGTAAACATAATACTCTTGCGAAACACTAGCGCGAACCCAAAAACTCAAAGTGACGTAACTTGAGCTGCTTGCGTAATTCCACCCACTGTTTGCCAAGTTTTGCGCTTCTAACATGTGACGAATTGCCCGCTCACCAGTCGCGTTGTTAGACGACGCAGTGGTATTGGTTAAGCGATAAAAATTTCTGAAGCCTTCGTCATAAGGGCTTCCAGTCGTTAATGATTGTTGGCTTGAAGTAACTGTGCCTGAAGTCACTTCCGTCCTGAATCTATCAACAGTTCCGAATCCAGCAGATGTTGACGACGTGCCACGCTGCGCTACGTTCATTGCACCATTGATGATCAGATTGCGATCACCCAGCTTGTCAGCAACGCTATCACCAAGCCTTTGAGCATCGATATCGGTTAATGGCATTGTGTATTACCTCCTTAGGTTTGCTCAAGGTAGCTGACAGAAATATCAAGAGTCGATGCTGTATCGGCGCGTGCCCTAAGAACATCACTAGACTCCATGATAATCTTGGAGCCTGAAATAATTTCTAAGGAGCCGCCACCAGGTACTGGTGCGTTCCGGATCAAGTACACATCGTCACCAGTGTCAGTAACAAGATAGATATCTACATCTGCAGAAACGCCAGTTTTATTTGAAACTAAAATACTCAAAAGGACGTGTGTGGCGGATCCGCCTGCGGTCAACACATTTGTAGCAGTATTCGTGATGACTGTGGTGACAAGATCTGCCTTTGTTTGAATTTTAAAAGTGTTTGCCATATCAGCCTAAAGCCACAATTAATGCAAGGTTTTCTGTAGAATTGATAACCCCGGTGACAGTAAGATCACCCGAAACCGTTACGTTTCCTGGGATAGCAATTGAGCCTGATGAGTCTATTGTAAGTCTAGCAACTCCACCGGTCACAAGGCTAATTTGATCAGGCCCACCGCTAATAATACCAGTGTTTGGGTCAGTAGCAAATTTTAAAGCACAACTTGTTAACGATCCAGCGGATAATTGCGTGTTGGTGCCATCAGCCCTAAGTAAAGGAAAACCACCAGCAGTGGACCCATCGTGAACTACGGTTGTATTCAGATCGGTGTTGACCGTTACTTCACCTGACGCTCCTGTAAAAGCTGATGTCTGTGAGGTTGTACCTCTACGAAATTGTACTTGGGTTGCCATAGCTCTATCCTAATGCAACTGCAATTGCGGTAGCAAAACTCTCTGTGGAAATTGTTCCGCTCGAGTCAGGAACCGTCATTGTTCTGGTTTGACCAGACGTGATGCCTGAGCATTCAAATGCTAATTTTTTGTTGTTGTCACTGTTGTCACTAATTCTAAAAGTATTATCTAAAAATCCGCCGCCGGGAATAGTTGATGCTGATGTAAGAAGGGTTCCGTTTTCATCCGGGAAAGTAAACGTACGAGTCGTGCTGCCACTAATGGTTCCGCTGTCGAATCGAGCAATCTTGGTGTTGTCGTCTGCATCACGAATGGCCAAACCACCAGTTTGGTCATTTACAATCAAAGCAGTAGTTGTGACGGAAGCAAGACCTGCGATTGTCGTTGCAGAACCGCCTAAAGCAATAGCTGTCGAGCCGACAGTTACTGAACTATTCGCAAGCTGGCCATTTGGAATGGCGCTTGTCCCGAATTCACCAGTACCGCTGTTATAAGTTAATCCGGATCCGGAAGCTACGCTCAGTGATCCCAAAAGAACGACGGTGCCACCCGCGTCCGGGAATGTAATGGTTCTATCAGCTGTTGGATCAGTGACTTGAAGTAGTGTTTCATGGGCATCAGCACTTGAACCCTCGTAGCGAATACCCGTGCTGTCTATAAGGATGCCATTAGCAGCGTCAGCAGCTCCAACACGAACAAGGTTGGTGCCTTGTAATTCTAAAGAAGTTAATGAAGAAAGACCGGCAATTGTGTTAGAGGAAGCTCCTAAAGCAATTGCAGTGGAGCCGACAGTGACAGTACTATTCGCCAAATTGCTGTTGGCGATAGATGAGGCTGTAGATAGAATCGTGCCTGTTTCATTAGGCAGCGTCAAAGTCCTATCTGCTGTCGGGTTAGCAGCAGTTAAGAGTGTTTCGTGATCATCAGCACTTGAACCCTCAAAGGTGATCCCAGCGGAATTCAGAAGCATGCTATTGGCAGCATCCCCAGTGCCAACTACAATGGAGCCACCTATTATGGTCGTTGAAGAAAAAGAAGTAAGACCCTGAACTATTGTGGCAGTGGTACCTAAAGTAATACTTGTGCCACCGATATTAAAAGAGCTGAAGGCCAGTTGGCTATTGGGGATAGAGCTGGTGCTGAACTCGCCGCTTGTCGAGTTGTAGGTAAGACCTGATCCTGATGCAACACTTAAATGAGCCCTTACATCCGTAGCACTTGGCCCTGTAAAAGTAATAACTCCAGTAGAAGAGTTATATGCTAGCGATCCATCACCACCTGAATCTGTAACACTAATCGCACTTCTTGCACGGGCATTTGTAAAGTACTGATTACTAGAGCCTTCACTTAGATCATCAGTATCATTGCCCGCTAAGTCAAGCTTGTCTGAGGAGGTATTTAACTCCTCAAAAAAACCTGAATTTAGAATAATTGCCTGTCTTGTTGCCATCTTTGATTTCCTAGCAGCTAACTGTTAGAAGCCAATAGCTGTTCATTCTTTTTATCTTAGCAGCAGTAAAAATGCTAGCTAAGTAAAATAGGAGGCTCAATTTGTATTGCTAAGTTTGCAGTGGTGGCCGCCTCACCAACACGCACAAGATAGTGTCCACTTGCTGTGGGGGGCGTCTTCGTAATAGCCCCATCGCTTGTCGCCAAAAACATAGGCTCTCCAGCGTCTAAACCGGAGAGCGCCAAAATACCTACAACTAAACAACGAACTTCTTGACCTGCAGTCTTCGCGGATTGTGCAAAACCAACAACTGTTGCCTCATCTCTTGTTCCAGAAGCATTTGCCAGGCCCACCTTACCGTCAGATGCTCTTGCATATAAAGCAGCCCCTTGCGTCACATCTTCGAAGGCCAATGCGCCAAAACCAGCCACTGCGTAGACAGTTCTACCGGCCATGGTGGTTTTGAGATCCAAAAGAACACCGTTAAGGCCCTCAAAATTAGGTGCGTATGGTCTGTGATCAGTTGTTCCCGACATTAGGACAAGAGAATGGGTGGTTCAATCTGAATTGAAAAATCTGAGGTCGTAGCGCCTTCTCCAACCCTCGTGACATACTGACCTGCTGTAGAAGGAGCAGTTGTGCTTATCTCGCCCGCTGTAGTTGATAGAAAGTAGACATCTCCAGGATCAATAGAACTGGGATAATTCAGGAGACCAGCCACTAGCACTTTTACTGTTGCATCAAGTGCAGCGTCGTCATCTGCAAATCCTACGACAACAGCTTCGTCTAATGTCCCGTCAGCTTGTGCTTTGCCCACCTTACCATCGGACGAACGCATGTAAAGAGCATCGCCATCAGCCACGGCCTCGAAAGTAGTTGCATCAAACCCGACACGTTCCGGTGCAAAAGTAGGAAAACCGTCTTTTAAATCAATTAAAGCCTCGACTAAGCCCCCATAATTATGATCGTACGGTTGCCTGGTCAATGTAAACCCATTGGCCGTCATGATATCGATTAAGATATCGATGGCACCGCCTATGTTTGGCTCATACCTCGACATATACACTTACATCGTTTCACTCATTCTAAATTGTTGCATACTTTAGAATGACTTTATAGGACAAGTGTTATGTCGCCAGAGGTGATTACTGCTGTGATTACAGGAGGTATTGGTGCTTTCACCGGGCTTTCACGTGCCTTGAATAATTTTAATAAAAAAATCGAGCACCGTTTCGAAAGAATACAAGACGATATCGACGACTTGCAGGACAGAGTTACACGCGAGTATGTCTTAAAAGAAGATTTTTTACGCGAAATAGAGTCAGTTCACACCAAGCTTGATCGCATCCTTGATCATTTGCTTAAAAATTAAATCGTTACCCACGCAGCTGCTGTAGCGTCATACATCAATAAATTAGAAGCAGTAGAGTCGTAGTGCAACTGTCCGTCTACCGGGTTAGAAGGTTGTCCTGCGCTACGTGACACGACGGCTTTTGCCGTCTGAAAAGAGGTACCGTCAAAAATTTTCAATACATGTGTGCTTGCGGTGTCAAGCCAAGACTCGCCTTTACTATTCGATGTGAATCCAACACCAGATGCATTAGGAGCTGTCGCTCCCACATGAACTGGTCCTGCCTTTATGAGCCCACTGCCACTGTCTTTGAAGAAAAGACCGGGCTCTGCTGTGTTTGTATTTATAGCAAGCTCTCCATCGCCTAGACGTGTTGGAAAAGGGCGATCGCGTAAGACTGAGGACCTTCTAGAAAGAATCTGTACGGACATTTACGTATTTATGTAGATCCCGGCATCAATTATTCTATCTTGGTCAGTCAACGGACTGTAGGTGCTGCCTTCGATCTGTACAACAGTTGCGGATACCTCCGTCGGTACTCCGCTTATAAATTCTCCTCCCTCTACAAATCCCTGCTCAAACTCATCTGTATATTCACTTAAAGGTTGGTCGATGAGTCCAAACTTCGCATTTTCAATTACTTGGGGCTGTAGGTTGAAAAGTTTATTGACTAGCTGTGTAAACCTACTTGTGGTGTTAAATACCGTACCGGCTCTGTCCAGCAGTCCCTGTGCATTCCTTTTTATGTCATCCGTCAACAACATTGACGCGGCAGAGGGCCTAAAGTCCGCAACATCTTCGGGATTATTTCTCTGACCCACAACGTTTTGCGTACCAGCCCAGCCAAAGAACTGCCTGTCAAGAACATACTTTTCAGCAGCTTCCTTCAATTTAATTACTTCTTTCTCGAAATTCCTATAGAAAGTTTCAAGACCTTTACCCACGGGTTGATCACTCGGCTCGAGAAGCCAAGTGCCTACGTATTCATGAGGCTGCAAGTTAGAAACATCACAATAACCAGAAGCTGTATCACTGAAAGGATACACAATCACGAATGTATTGGAATTTGTCACTGAAGAAACAACATAATCGCCACTCAAAGCAGAACCACTGGTGAAGGTAATTTTCACACGCTGGTTTTGTTCAAGTCCATGATCCACGGCACTGATCGTTATGTTTGGACCCGACTGCGTATAAGAAGCAGACAAGGCGATCGGTTGTCCACCCTCATCATGTATAAGTGCCCACATTGATGCATAAATGTGCTTGCACCACCGAGGTTGATAGTACATCAAATTCTGGGATGAGAACTCTGCTTTGTCTTCATACTCAGGAATCTGATAAAAATTATTCACAGTTGTATAGCCAAAATCCTCGAAAACACCGGGATTATCCCTTGTGTCACTAAGACTGTTATCCTTACTTAAAGTCTGACCAGGACGTAAGTTCTCAACAGGTGTTACAGGAAACTTCTTCTTTGTTCTATCTTCGAACAGATTGTAACCTCTTCTCTTTGTATAGTCTTGACAACTGCATTGCCATCTCAATTCTGTAGTAAGAAAGCGGCCTACCTTGAAACCGCGATGTGCTGGGACAACAGTTGCAGTGCTTCCAGACACGGTCTTTGCACCGTAGCTATCCTTTCGTTGGAAAATAATTTCTTTTGTGGTCGCGTCCGAACCTGTAACGGTGAAGCCAACATAATCGGTGTAATCGAACCCTCGAATTAGTCTATTTACCTTTGCATTTCCTGTTGTTGTACCACTTGTTATCGTTAAGAATGTAAAGGTTGTAGAGCCTGTAACGGTAATCGAATATCTACCGGATGCCACCACACCTGTAGAGACGTCGAGAAAAACTTTGTTCCCCGTCGCAAGCCCGTGCGCTGAGCTGGTCGTGACAGTAACTGTTGAAAATGATCTTGAGTACGTAGCACTTATACCAGGATCACGTTCAATAACCCTGTCTGTAATACGTTCATCTTTTAGCAAGCCGACCTGCTCAGGTAACTCGCGTAGTTTTACTCGTGTAGTGGTCCACCTTGGGTCTGTGAATGCTGCAGACAAATAGTAAGTAACGTTGCCACTTGTGGTGGCAGACGTTGCTGCTGTCAACGTAAATGTATTTTGTGTCCTGTCAGTGATCGTTAACGTTGCATCGGTCGCCCCACCTGTCGTGAAGTCCAGATAAATCTGATCACCAATGAAATAATTATGATCTGATTTAGTTACGGTTATCGTTGTGCCCGCTTGGCTGTATGTGGCACTAACTGCATCAGACAAATAACGAACTTCTTCGATTGGAATCCCAATATCGTAAAAAGAAAACGCATTTGTGTCGCGCATTCCCACTAATTGTTCGCCTATCTCGTTACTTGCAGATGGATATGTAAATAAACGCGCCGGGACAAAGATCCCAGGGAATTGTTGAAAGGAAAAATAAAGCCGGTAGTCTCCACGCGCCTTTCGCTCTCTAAAAGAAGAGCCTAACGTGCTTTGCGTGATGGAATATAGCTCATAACCTCTTCTCCAACGCGACCAGAGAGAATCTTGGTTGTAAAACCTGATTTCACTACTCTCCTCGGGGTTTCTAGTGATGTCAAAGGGATTAGGAGCCGCTGCACGACGGTTTGGCCCCTGAAAAGACGTTAATTTAGTGAAATTTTTGTCTTGGTTGCGGTCAAAAGGCCCTGATGACGAGCTTTTGAACTTGTTGAGTCCAAAAGGCATGATTTTAAATCAATAGAAGCCGCCTTGTACGCCTACATAGAAGCCGTTTGTAAGTGCAGTGGCGCCACTAACAGCGGCATAGAGAGCTTGACCACGGCGCAGCATCAAACCACGTTGTTTTGGAGCGATTTGGCTATTAGCACCGTCAAAATTAGCGCCAGCTTGAACGGTGGGATGATTAATGAGAGGTAAATCCTTTTTAACAGTCAAACTGTAAGCAAGATTTTCTTTGACAGCTTCAACACTGGCAACAAATAAAGGAAAAAATTGATTGGTATTACTTAGAGTTCCAACGTTAACTAGGTAGAAGCAAATATCAATAGGAAGAGACACGTCAACGTTGCCAGTAATTGTGCCACTAATACTTGGAATCGCTGCGGTAAATGTCGTTGGAGTTACCGTCAGAACCGTTGCTTCTAAATCAATTGGGTCTGTGCCTGAACTGCGACTCGTGATGTCTAAAAAGGTCTTCTGTCCGACCTGAAGATTATGTCCAGCGCTGATCGTTACTGTAATTGTGGTACCGTTTGCAGAGTAAGTACCAGTCGTAGCAGTCTGTGCATCGATCTTTTCGATTGTGCGCTTGCTGTAGCGCAGAAAGATTTCGTCGATGTAAGCACCTGAAATTGAGGTGTCTGTCTGCCCAGAGTCAGCGTCAAAGATCTTTGTCGCGTTACCAACAGCAGTCGGAACCAGGCTAGTGCTAAATGCCTGGCCAGAAGCAACCGTCAGCAAAGTGGACGTCGTTGCCGGACGATCGACCATCAACGGCTGTTTATTAGAACTACTGCTTGACACTTCTTCTCAGCGGGTTTCTTTAAATGTATTATAGCGGTATCAGATCAATCTTCTTTTTTGTCCTTCTTTTCCATGCGTGATCTTGCTTTCTTCAAAGCATCCTTACGCTTCTCTTTGTCTGTCATTTTTTCTTCACCCTTGCCTTCTTTGTCTTCTTTCTTTTTTTTGAAGTGAGCGAGAAGCTCGGGTGGCATTTTGTGTTTTGACATAATTAAAATCTCACTGACCGCTTGCTTTTGTTAGATATTTTGAACGCGGTTGTTTTGTGATAGAGCCAGTGCCGTAACCTCCGCTTTTTTGTTGGTCGAGACCTGAGAGAGGTTCTTCATTGAAGACACTGCCCGCCATACGCTCCAGTGAGCCAGGGGCGTCCCCAATGGCTTCATGTGGCATTGGCAGCCCGCCCATTTCTTCTTTTGCTTGTCCCATTACCTTGTTATGAGATTTAGGTTCGGAGGATCGACACGTAAGCCTTGGCGTAGTATTGATCCTGTTGCGTAAGGAACAGGTTGTTCACCTGGCTCTAATAAGTTTAGCGGCAACACATCTCCTGCCATTCTTGGTCGCTGTACTGTTCCAAACATGCTCGGACCTTGCGGTTCCGCAGGCACGTCATCTCGACGCAATCCAAGCGTGTAGCCTGCTCTAGTTGTGGGTTTTACCATGTTGCCTGAACCGGTTTTTTGTTAACAACCACACCAGGTATTGAGTCAGCATACGAGCGGGTAACCTCTCTCATGTATGCAGGATTGTTTAGTTGATAGCGCGGATCGTTCTCGCCTGTATATGAAACGACTAAATCACATGGCGTGTGTTTTTCTGAGCGTTTCATGTTGAACGGATCACTGAACCCTGCTGTCAGAAGCTGATAATCGTTGTACATATTCCTGTAGGTGACAGGAAACGATTGGCTATAACCAGGTATCGCCGCAAATCGCATCATTCCATTAACTTAGGAGTCTTAAAAGCACTTTGCAGTAATCCCAACACATCTATAGATTTGGGGGCATCTGGTCGTGCAAGAGCACGGGTAACTCCTAAACCACCGCCGATATAGCTTTGTAAAAACTCCGCATTATTTTTTACGGTTGGTTTATCAGTAGGTTTGCCATCCACCGGAGGAGGTGCCGTAAGTGGAGTGGGCATTGGAAGCGGTCCAGATCCACCATCCAATCTGCTTTGATAATATTTTTGTAACTCACTGATATTACGCACAGGTTGACCATATGCGCTTTTACCAGCACTGGTAGGTAACGATGCCCACTCAGGCGCAAGTTGATTGATAACAGTATTGATATTCTCGCCCCTCAATAAAGGCTCTAAGGCCCGCCTATTATCAATTAAATACACAGCTTGAAGATCTTGCTCAGCTGGGGAAAAACCAGAAGTGCCTGTTGCCTCGGCCGCCATTTGATAAGTTGGCGTCAGCATCTGATAGCGTCCCGCAGCCGTGCTCGCGTAACCCCCACCCCTCATCACGGTATCTGGATGCCTCCATCCTTGAGAAGTGTCAAACGTTTTCCCTGTAAACATCGTGCGGTATCCTTCGGGACCACTTGTGCCCTCTGCATAGCTGATTGTGTCCAAAAGGGCTTTGACCCTAGGATCCTTCAGAGCAGACTTATATAGATCAAGACGATTTGACACGGTTTCAGCGGTGATTGGTTTCGAGAAGGAGGCGGGTGCCGACAGCAACATCAGCAGGACCAGGAAGAGCCTGGATAAATTCCGCACCCTCCCTGTTAAACCTGTAACGAGCTTGCTCAGGATTTCTGTAATTAGGTACATATAAATGCAACGCCAAACGATCAGTCTCGTACATGTAAATTTGCGTCCACGT